TGCCTGTATGCCACCAGAAGCAATCGATGCATTCTTTAAATCAAGAGAAAAGATTGAAAAGGCTTTTAACAATACAGCCTTAGCAATTGATGATTTTGGAAGAATGGAATCTTGGTTTAAACCAGATCCAGATAAAGAGTATTTCATGCACGTAGACCTTGCACAAAAACATGACCATTGTGCTGTAGCAATGTCTCATGTAAAAAATTGGGTAAACATTAAAGTTACAGATACATATTCTCAACCAGCACCAATTGTAGAAGTAGATGCTGTTAGGTACTGGACACCAACAACAGACAAGTCCGTTGATTTTTCTGAAGTAAGAGATTATATTCTTTCTTTAAGAGCAGCTGGATTTAATATTAAGTTATGTACGTTTGACCGCTGGAACTCTCACGATATGATGCAGCAGTTAAAGCAATACGGAATTAATACTGAAACTTTATCTGTGGCTAAAAAACATTATGACGATATGGCAATGATTGTTTTAGAAGAAAGATTATCTGGCCCCCATGTTCCCTTGCTGATAGACGAACTATTGCAATTAAAAATTATGAGGGACAAAGTAGATCACCCAAGAAAAGGTTCGAAGGACTTGGCGGATGCCGTTTGTGGATCTATTTATAATTCTATAATTAGAACTAAAAGAGATAGTTCTGAAGAAGTGCAAATACATACCTATGACACATTGACATGGGATAGAGAAGAAGAAACTGCCGTTAGGGGCAATCTAATTCGTGCACCTAAAATGCCTGATCATCTTAAAGATGTACTAGAAGGAATGGAAATAGTATGAGTATATATCAAGATAAAGCTAAAGAGTGTAAATGTTGCGGTAAGCATGTCCCACTCCCAACTGTATTAAAAGAATACAACGGAGTAATGCTTTGTCCAACAACATTTTCAAATGTTATAGAGTACAAGAGGTTGTGGAAAACTATTGGGTCTAGACCAGCTGGCAGCGTTAGAAAACATTTTTCTGACTATGTTCAACAAATAGTAGAAACAACTATTGACAAAAACGATGACGGCACAATACAATAGGCTAACCGCAGGTAGCCAAGTTGGTTAAGGCCCCGAACTCATAATTCGGTTATCGTCAGTTCAAGTCTGACTCTGCGGACTTACAAGGAAAGAGGAAATGGTGGATCACAAAGAAAATATATTAAAGCTTAGAGGCGAAGGTAAGTCCTACAGAGAAATACAATCTATCCTAGGATGTTCAAAGGGAACAATAGCCTACCACCTTGGAGATGGGCAAAAACAAAAATCTTTAACTAGAGGAAATCTAACAAAAGCCAAACTAAGAAGAGAAGTTTGGAAGATAAAAGAAGAATCTGGGTGCATAGACTGTGGGGAAAAATATCCACACTATATGCTTGAATTCGATCACAAACCAGAATTTAAAAAAGTTGGAAGCGTAAGTGAAATATACTCACGATACGGTAGAGAAAAGGGATTTGAGGAAATGGCTAAATGCGATATAGTATGCGCTAATTGCCATGCTATTAGAACATATAGCAGGAATCAAAATCGTATAGGCACCATTTAGGAGTATAATATGGATATGGACTATAGTTCAGAGGATTATGAGGACGACATGAAGCTCGCCCATTACATTGAAATAGGTGCTGTCGAGGTTGCTGGAGTTGCGGAAGATGGAGAAATGATATTCGCTATTAGCGAAGATGCTAAAGAAATTGCTCCAGAATTATGGGAAGCTCACATGGAATATGTGGATAAAACCTTATTAGATTTATATGAAAAAGATTTAATAAATATAGAATATGATGAAAATCTAGAAGCAACGATAACTTTGAGCGAAGAAGGATTTAAAATAGCAAGAGAAAGAGGCGTATTGCCAATTGATATGCCAGAAATACCAGACAACTAGGAGGAACTATGCCATACGACGTTAAACAAAATGTAGCAGGATGCAAAGGTTGGGCAGTAGTAAATGAGAATGGCGAACTTAAAGGATGCCATCCAAGCAAGTCAAGAGCAGCTGCACATCAAAGAGCCCTATATGCTGCTACAGCCAACGAAGAAAAAATGAAAGAAAAGCAGAAAAAGATTTTTTAGACTTTAAAAAACCAGTTTGATATAATATATGTAGGTCGCCATTAGGGGCCTACATAAATTAACTTATTCGCTTAATAGGAGGAATAAAATGGTAACAACATATACATGGGACCTATTCAAGGATCCCTTTTTTATTGGCTTCAATCGTGAACTAGATAGACTTTCAAGAGTTCACAGCCACGCATCAAACTCAACATACCCACCTTATAACGTCATCAAAACAGATGATGAAGACAAGTTCATAATCGAAATTGCAGTAGCTGGATTTGCTAAAGAAGATCTAGATATTACAATGAAGGATCAGACACTTGTTATCAAGGGTGAAATTAAAGATAACAAGGATGACGCCAAGTTCGTACATCGTGGTATCGCTGCTCGTAAATTTACTCGTGAATTTGCCCTTGGTGAATATATCGAAGTATCTGGAGCTAAGGTAGAAAATGGTATGCTAACAATTGATCTTGAGCGTGTAGTTCCTGAAGAGGAAAAGCCAAAGACAATCAAAATCAAATAAATAGTATAATAAAGATCTGCACCCCGTCACTGGGGAGTCGCAGATTATAAGCGGGCTGCTACCCGTGGATACACCTGAGCAAGTGTATAAACTGCTCCTAACAATTTAAGGAGAATTATGTTTGAGTACAGAGTAAAGCAAGTTACAAAAATAGTTGATGGAGATACCATTGATGTTGACATCGATCTTGGATTCAGCATTTCATATTCTCAAAGACTTAGATTGGCTGGAATAGATACCCCAGAGTCAAGAACAACAGATAAGTTTGAGAAAACTTTAGGTCTAGAATCTAAAGAGTATTTAAAGTACAAGTTTAAAGATGCTAAAGAAATAGTTGTAAAAACAGAAAAGCCAGATAGCTCAGAAAAGTATGGCAGAATACTTGGTTGGGTTTATCTAGATGGCAATGCAAAATCAGTTAATGAGCAGATGATTGAAGATGGTTATGCGTGGGGATACATGGGGGAAACTAAGGTCAAAGACTTTGCAGCCTTAGCTGAAAAGAGAAAAAAGAGCGGAAAGTAATGCCTATCTACGAATACAAATGTGAGTGTTCTCCAGACAAGATTGTTTCTAAAGAAAGATCAATTATGGACGTTGAGCCAACCTACCTTTGCAACGGTTGTGGCAAAAGACTACAGAGAAACTACGGATCATTTGGTATACAGTTTAAAGGTTCTGGATTTTACAAGACTGACAACAAAAAGTAGTTAACTAATTTCATTTAGCAGGACTTAACTGCTATAATTTAAATGTTACTTAAACAAGTTATGTAACATCGGAGAAGTCTAATTGACTAGGAAGTTAAAACTATTCCTGCTAGGCGCTTTTGTAAGCGGCTGGCTTTTTTTAGTTGCACCATCAATAGCATACGGAACAGAATCTGGCGGATCAGAACAGGTTGTGGTAAGTCCAGCACAACAGGCGGTAAACACAGCAATTGCAACGGCTGCTGCAGAAGTACAGCAAGCCATAGATGCTACTGTAAATTCTACAACTGAAATAACACAGGCTCAAACCGAATACTCTCAAGCTCAATCAGCTACAACAGAAGTAACATCAAAAATATCTCTGGCCAATACAGAAATAAATAATGTTCAAACCGCTATTAATACTATTAATAATGTTGATCTATCTGCTACCCCAATAGATCAAAGTTCTCAAGTAATTCAGGATGCAAAAGATACAGTATCTGTTGCAACTACCGCAATAAATAATGTATCCACACAAATAACTCAGGCTCAAACAGCAATATCTGAAGCCGTTACAGCAAAAACAGAAGCATCTACAGCACAGGCAACTGCTCAAACTGAATTAACTCAGGCCAATATTGCAATTGATAATGCTCAAACAGCCGTAAATAATTTACAGGCAACTATAGGGACTACTACAAATGTACTTGCTGGCGTAGATGATGCTGGTGTTCAAATGAATCTTCCATTCGGAATGCAAATGGGCGGAACTGTTTATAATAATGTATTTGTTGGATCAAATGCAACAATAACATTTGGAACAAATGAAGGATGGGTTTATCACACAACTCCAGGCGCACCTTCAGTATCTATTGCTGGATGGGACTGGACTACTTGGAGTACAGGAACTGGAATTACATATTCAACTACTGGAACAAGTTTAGATATTGCTTGGGATTTAAGACCATTTCCACAACAAGATGCTTCTACTCAAATGGTTCAAGTAAGATTTAATGCTGATGTAAATCCAAATGATGGTGCATGGATGGCAAATGTAACTGCTGTTGGACCAATACCAAATGGTGCAAGATTTAATTATAGAGAAACTTATAATGGGGAAATAACACAAATTACAGATACAAATTCTGGAACTGGATTTTCTGGACAAATAAGTCAGGGTTCAGCATTTACTCCATATGTAGATCCAAATACAGGAACAGTTCAAGCAGCAGTAGATGCAGCAAACGCAACAATTACTCAACTAAATCAAAGTCTTTCTCCAGTTGTTGCACAAAATACAACAAACACTTCTAATATAAATGCTATAAACACAACATCTTTAACTAATACCATAAACTCAGCAGTATCAACAAAAACATCTCTTGAGTCATCATTAAATACTAAAGCAGGACAGCTTGTGTCTGCTATTAATAATAATATTCCTACACCTGCTCCAATACTTGCAGAGCCAATTATTGAAGGAACCACTGTGACAATTGCTCCTGAGTTGCCAGTAGGATATACAGCAAATACGTGGTATTATCAAGTTGTTACAGATGATCCAAATGCAGAAAATCCTTATGCTGGTGGAACATATAATACAGATGGTGCACCAGAGTCCATACAGCTAACTGGTTTGACAGAAGGAGCTACTTATACAATAAGAGTTGCTAACTGGTCTGGACCAGTAAGCGATTATACTGAGACTGTTATTTCTATTCCTACAACACAAAGTTCTAATTTAACTGGTGGATCTTCTTATGTTCCAGTTGATAACAACGAACAAACTCCACCAGACGATACCAATCCAGATGAAGGCGAGAATACAGAAACTGAACCGACTCCTGAAGATCCTGTTGATGAGACACCTTCTGAAGAGCCTGAATCTCCCGATACGGATACACCTGAATCTGATGAGTCTTCATCCACCGACGAACAAGATAATAGTCCTGAAGAAAATGTGGATGAGTCTGATGAAAGTTCACAAGAAGATAATACACTATCTGTTGAAGAAATACAAGAAGCAATAACTGAATTTATTGAAGATGGAAATATAACAGCGGAAGATGCAGAAGCGATATTAGAAGCATTGTCTGCTGATGGAGAAATATCTGTAGAAGAGGTTGCTAATCTATCAGAAGCTTTGGCAGAAGATGGAGCGCTTACTCTAGCAGAAAAAGATATTGTTGCTGAAGCATTAATTGAGTCTGCAGATGGTTCTGCAATTGAGGCTGCCGATATAGCAGCAGCAGGTCTTGAATATCGTGATCTTCCTCCACAAATTCCAGTAGAAGTAAGAGAAGATGCTAATGGTAATCCAGTAGTTATTACAGCAGAAGTAGCTTCAGCATTATTAACACTAGAAAGTCCAGCTGCCCTTGTGGGAGCAATTGCTGGATGTTTTAATCCAGATGAAGCAATTGAAGGTTTAACAGAAGAACAAAAGTGTGAGGTATTTAAAGCGCTTGCAAATATTGGTGCAGATATGTCACCACAAGAAAGAAAAGATGCTACAGAGGTTTTAGTTGCCGCTATTTTAGTGGGGCAAGTAATTCTTGGTAGTTCAATTTTGAGAATAAGGGGGTAAATATGAACTGGTTAAAAAAGAGACTAATGGCTATTCTTAGTGAGAACTTTACATTCCTAGGCTTTTTCGTAGCATGGGTTGTTCTAGAGGGTAGTGCAAAAACAGTGGTCGGATACGTAACCCTGGCCTCAGTAGCCCTATGGTTTTTGACTATAGGTATTAGAGAAAAGGCTGAAAAAGAAGAAGAGTAGCCCTTATAGCAATAAATTTGCTATAATGGTATTATGAAAAAGCTTATATCTATTGCTTTAACCGCCCTATTAATGGTATCATTAACTGGATGCGGTTATCAGGGTTTTTATAGATACCCATGCCAAGACCCTGCTAATTGGGAGAAGGCGGAGTGCAATCCTCCAATTTGTGAAGCTACAGGCACATGCACCAAAGATGTAATTGGTAAAGATCAAATTACAACAAGTGAAACAGGTACACCAAATGGCTAGAGAAAGATTAAGTCCACAAGAGCTGGACGCTAGATTAAAATTTATTTTAGGAATTACATTAGGCACAATTCTTTTGTGCACATCATTGGGTATTCTTTATGCCCTTATTTTCGTAACACAACCAATTGGCGGACAGTCAGAAAACGACAAAATGTTCTTCAACGTTCTTGGTTCAGTTGCTACATTCATTACAGGAACTTTAGCAGGACTTCTAATTGGTCAATCAGGTGCTAAAGATATAATGTCAGCACAACTAGCCAATAAAGAAATGGACGCAAAGAATACACAAGCGGATAAAAAATTAGAAGCAGAAATTGATGCTACAGCAGCACGTTTAGCAGCAAAGCCAGATGGAGCAATGCCAGAAGCACAACCAGTAGATACTGATTGGGATAAAGAATAATGGCAGAGCAAGGCACCGCAGCACGTCTTATTGAAGTTGCTACAGCAGAAATTGGAACCATTGAAGGTCCTAAAGACAATGAAACAAAATATGGTGCTTACACAAAAGCTAACTTTCAACCATGGTGCGGATCATTTGTTAACTGGTGTGCAAACGAAGCTGGAGTAAAAGTTCCTAATACTGTTTACACTCCAGGAGGAGCACAGGCATTTAAAAAGGCTGGACAATGGATTGATGGAGACATTGCAGATCCAGAGCCAGGAGATATCGTCTATTTTGATTTCCCATCAGATGGCGTCGATAGAATTTCTCACGTTGGAATTGTTGTAAAAGACAATGAAGACGGAACTGTTTGGTGCATAGAAGGAAATACTTCTTCAAAGAAAAAGGGAAGCCAAAGAAATGGTGGAGAAGTTTGTAAGCAGCTTCGTGCATTTAAGAAAAATAAAGCAGGAGTAATGATTTCAATTGTAGGCTTCGGTAGACCTAAGTTTAAAGGTTCATCAGGTTCTTCTGATACAGCCAAAACTAAAACTGCAAAAAAGAAGTGTGAATCCTGCGGTCAAGAAATTAAGTAAATGAATACATATCGTGTCAAGATCGAAGTAGATGCAGAAGTTCAAGCATTTAGCGAAAATGATGCAGTAGATTATGTAAATGATATATTTGGTGTTGATGACGAAGTTAAAAGCGTTAAGCTTGTTAGCGTAAAGGAGAAATAATGGCTAAAGAAGGCTACAAGCCAACAGCTGGAATGAAGGCAGCAGCAAAAAGAGCTTTGAGATGGAAAGAACAGGGCAAGGCAAAAGGTGCTGGAACAATGGTTGGATGGACTCGTGCAGGACAACTAGCCAGAGGAGAAACTTTAAGTCTATCAACCGTAAAAAGAATGTATTCATTTTTTTCACGCCATGAGGTAGATAAAAAGGGTAAAGATTTTTATAACACATCAGATCCATCTAATGGAAGAATTATGTGGGACGCTTGGGGCGGAGACGCAGGTTTTTCTTGGTCCCGTAAAATAGTAAACAGGGAGAAAAACATGAAGAAGTCATATACGCAAGAAGTTTTAATAGAAGAAATTAAAGATATTCTAGACGACGTAGTTAATCCAATTGATACAGTAGTAGAGATTCCAGATGATGAGGAGATCACAAAAGCCTTGCGTCCAGAAGTAACAAGAGAGCAAATGTATGCTGTTATTGAGCATCTAAAAGAAGCAATTGAGGCTTTAATTGAAACTCCAGAAGAAGAAACAGAATCAGAAGATATGCCAGAAAATGGCGAGCAACCAGAAACAGAAACAGAAGTAGAAGACGTATATAAATCAGATAATGAAGACGAAGATAAATGGGATAATGAAATGCAAAAATGCTGGACTGGCTACAGACAAGAAGGCATGAAAGAAAAGAATGGCAGAATGGTCCCAAATTGCGTCCCAGTAGACAAATCATACGACCTAGAAGATAAAGAAGAGCCAATTAAAAAGTCCATATGGGATGGAACTTTTATTAAATAGCTATTGACATAGC